ACTCGCTGGTCTTGACACAACGATTGACTGGAAGAATACTGGGGATAACAGCTATGACGGTGAAAAGCTAAGCCTGTTGGTTCATGATGAGAGTGGTAAGTGGGAGAGACCTGATAATATATTAAACAATTGGCGAGTAACAAAGACTTGCTTAAGACTTGGAAGTAGAATTGTAGGGAAATGCCTTATGGGATCTACTTCAAACGCGTTAGATAAAGGAGGTGGTAATTTTAAAAAACTGTATAATGACTCAGATGTATCAAAGCGAAATCGTAATGGACAAACAAAGTCTGGGCTTTATTCTCTCTTTATCCCTATGGAATGGAACTATGAAGGATTTATTGACGAGTTCGGATTTCCAGTCTTTGATAGTCCACGTGATGGAGAGCGACTGGGACCAGACGGTGAACTGATAGATATTGGAGTTGTAGATAGTTGGGAGAATGAGGTTGATGGCCTTAAAGAAGACCAAGATGCTTTAAATGAATTCTACCGACAGTTTCCAAGAACTACGGAGCACGCTTTCAGAGATGAGAGTAAAAGCAGTCTTTTTAACCTGATGAAGATATACGAGCAGATAGACTATAACGAAGGTAGTAGACATGCTGCTCACACCACAACAGGTAGTTTTGGTTGGGTTAATGGAGTTAAGGATTCACAGGTTGTTTTCCACCCAGATCCAGGAGGGAGATTTAAAGTAAGCTGGGTTCCTCCAGCTCATTTACAGAATAAACAGATAATAAAGAATGGTATTAAGTACCCAGGGAATGATCATATTGGGGCGTTTGGCTGTGATAGTTATGATATTAGCGGTACTGTTGATGGCAAGGGATCAAAAGGATCGCTCCACGGATTAACAAAGTTTTCTATGGAAGACGCTCCTTCGAGTACGTTTTTTCTAGAGTATATAGCAAGACCACAAACCGCAGAAATATTCTTTGAGGATATGCTTATGGCGTTAGTATTTTACGGAATGCCTATATTAGCAGAGAACAACAAACCAAGATTGTTGTACTACCTACGCCGAAGAGGTTATAGAGGATACAGTATGAACAGACCAGATAAAACTTGGAAGAAGTTATCAGTTGCTGAAAAAGAAGTGGGTGGTATACCAAACTCAAGTGAGGATATTAAACAAGCTCATGCCTCAGCTATAGAGATGTATATACAAGAACATGTAGGACATTTAGGTGAGGGTAACTACGGTACAGTGTACTTTAACGAGTTGCTAAACGACTGGGCTAGATTTGATATAAATAAGAGAACTAAGCATGATGCGTCTATAAGTTCTGGTTTAGCTATTATGGCTTGCAACAGACACTTGTACGCGCCTAACGCTAAAATAGAAAGACAATCCTTAGACTTGAATATAGTGAAGTACGATAATAAAGGGTTTAACTCCCAGATAATAAAATAGCATGGCCTCGTCAGTATACGTAAATTTCCCTTCTCAAACGGTTCCTGACCTAGAGAAAATGAGTCCAGAATATGGGCTTAAAGTAGCGAGAGCTATAGAACAGGAGTGGTTTACAGATTCACATAACAGTAGATATGGTGTAGTTCAAAATAAGTTTCACAACCTTAGATTATATGCTAGAGGCGAACAGTCTATACAGAAGTATAAAGATGAGTTGTCTATAAATGGTGATTTATCTTATCTTAATTTAGATTGGAAACCAGTACCCATTATACCCAAGTTCGTGGATATAGTTGTGAATGGTATGTCAGAGAGGATGTTTAATATAAAAGCTTACTCTCAAGATCAATTCGGTGTAAGCAAGAGAACAGAGTACATGGAATCTGTTATGCGGGATATGGACGCTAAAGTTTACAATGATCAAGCAGCGGAGATGTTTAACATTGATCTATACGAAAACAAAAAAGAAGACTTACCTGACACACAAGAGGAGTTGGACTTGCACATGCAACTTGATTACAAGCAAGCTGTAGAGATAGCAGAGGAACAGGCTATAAACGTTTTGCTAGACGGAAATAAATATGACTTAACTAGACAGAGACTCTTATATGACTTAACAGTACTTGGTATAGCATGTGTTAAAACAAACTTCAATTGGAGTGATGGAGTTACCATAGAATATGTTGACCCCGCTAATATCGTTTATTCACACACTGATTCTCCTTATTTTGAGGATATATATTATATAGGCGAAGTAAAAACAATCCCTATCAATGAACTTGCTAGAGAGTTTAATCACTTAACCGAGTCGGATTTAGAGGAGATACACTCAAGAGGTAATCGAAGAGGTAGGTACTCACAGGAATTAGATAGAAACAAAGTTCAAGTTTTGTATTTTAATTTTAGAACATACACAAACGATGTGTATAAAGTGAAGGAAACAGGTACTGGTGGATATAAAGCTATAGAAAAACCTGACTCATTTAACCCGCCTGAAAATAAAGAGGGTGGATATTCTAGGTTACAAAGATCTGTGGAGTGTGTGTTTGAAGGGGCTATGGTCTTAGGTAGTGATAGGCTTCTTAAATGGGAGAAAGCTAAGAACATGATGCGTAGTAAGAGTGATTTTAACAAAGTCAAAATGAACTATTCCTTAGTCGCACCTAGAATGTACGAAGGTAGGATTGAATCTATCGTAAGCAGAATAACTGGATTTGCTGACACAATACAATTAACTCACCTCAAGCTACAACAGGTTATGTCACGCATGGTTCCTGACGGGGTATACTTAGATGCAGATGGACTCGCTGAAGTAGATTTAGGTAATGGTACCACTTACAACCCGCAAGAAGCACTTAACATGTTCTTCCAAACTGGTAGTGTTATAGGTAGGTCGTTCACCAGTGATGGTGATCAGAACCCAGGGAAAATTCCTATACAACAGATATCCAACGGAGCTGGGCAAAATAAAATTGGTAGTTTAATAAACACGTATAACTACTACCTCCAAATGATTCGTGACGTAACGGGGTTGAATGAAGCGAGAGACGCTAGTGTTCCAGATCCTAAGTCACTAGTGGGAGTGCAAAAGCTAGCTGCGGCCAATTCTAATGTAGCAACAAGGCACATACTTCTTGGATCTATGTTTTTAACAGCTGAGGTGGCTGAAGCTTTATCTTTACGTATATCTGATATATTAGAGTACTCACCCACTGCAGATGCGTTCGTCCAAGCTATAGGGGCGCATAACGTAGCTACACTCAAAGAGATGTCTGAGTTACATTTGTATGATTTTGGTATATTCATAGAACTAGAGCCTGATGAAGAGGAGAAGCAGATGCTAGAGAACAATATACAAACCGCTTTAGCTCAACAGTTGATAGATTTAGATGATGCTATAGATATCAGAGAGGTTAGGAATGTAAAACTCGCAAATCAAGTGTTAAAGATAAAACGTAAGAAGAAACAAGAGCGTGACCAAAAACTCCAGCAAGAGAACATTCAAGCGCAAGCACAAGCAAATGCGCAAACTCAACAAGCCGCAGCTCAGTCTGAGATACAAAAAAATCAGGCAAAAGCTCAAACCGATACACAGCTAGAACAACTCAAGGCCCAAACCAAGTTAACACACCTACAAGAGGAGGTTAGGTTAAAGAAAGAGTTGATGCAATTTGAGTTTGATCTCAACGCCTCTTTACGTGATCAAGAGCGTCAATCAACTGAGAATATAGAAGGTATGAAGGAGGCCGGAAAAGATAAGCGAGAAAATGTCAAAGCGAATGCTAAAAAGTTTGAATCTTCAGGTAATGATATACTTGGAGGCGGAATGGGTTTAGATAAGTTCACCCCACAAATAGGTAATTAATTATATAATATATTATGGAAGAAGTAGAAAACAAAGAAGTGGTCGAAGAGGTCACTCAAGAAACACCCCCTGTAGAGGAGGTTGCTGAGGAGCAAAAACCGGAAGTAGATTTAAGTAAGTTTGAAAGCAAAGATAACGATGATGTTATCAAAGTAGATTTAAGTACACCTGCAGAAACAGAGCAAACGGATGAAGTTGAAACCAATGTCGAAGAAGCAATCGAAGAAGTTGCACAAGAAGAGGACGTCGATAACGAAACGCCCGCACTTGAGGAAATAACAAACGAAGAGGTTGTAACAGAAGAAGAGGTGGTAGAAGCCCTTGAGTCTGGCGGGGATATACCAGAGAATGTCCAGAAGTTAATGGACTTCATGAATGAAACTGGTGGAGATCTTCAGGACTACGTTAACCTCAACAGAAACGTTAAGGAATTAGACAATCAGGAGGCTCTACTTGAGTACTACAAAAGAACTAAACCTCATCTAGACTCGGAGGAGATTAGCTTCCTTATGGAAGATAACTTCTCGTTTGACGAGGATGTAGATGATGAAAGAGATATTAAACGTAAAAAATTGGCCCTCAAAGAGCAAGTTGCCGAGGCCAAGACCTACTTAGACGGGCAAAAGTCTAAATATTATGAAGAGATTAAAGCTGGAAGCAAGCTCACTGAAGAGCAGCAGAAGGCTATAAATTTCTTCGACCGATACAATAAAGAGTCGGAGCAGACGCAAAAAGTAGCTCAACAACAGAAGTCTAGATTTAACAAGAAGACCGAGCAGGTTTTCAATGACAAGTTCAAAGGTTTTGAATACAATGTCGGAGATAAAAAATTTAGGTATAATGTTAAGGACGCAGGCCAAGTAAAGGAAACACAAAGCGACATAAACAACTTTGTCAAAAAGTTTTTGAACGAAGACAACACTATGTCAGATGCTAAAGGTTACCACAAGAGCTTGTACACAGCTATGAATGCAGACGCAGTTGCTAATCACTTTTACGAACAAGGCCGAGCAGACGCACTGAAAGACAGTGTTGCAAAAGCCAAAAACATAAACACTACAGCTAGATCCACTCAAGGTGAAATGCAAGGTGGTATGAAAGTAAGGGTGCTAGGTGATGATTCCGCTTCTTTTAAGTTCAAAATTAAAAATAAAAAATAACAATTTAAAACAAAAAAATTATGGCTATTACACCAGGACCTAATTTGAATAGTACACCCGCTGCAATACAGCAGGCACTATCCTCAAATTACCTAGATCTCAACACCGCTACGGGTTGGGGTCAACAATATGTACCAGATCTAATGGAGAAAGAAGCTGAAGTTTTCGGACCACGAACAATTTCGGGATTCCTTTCACAAGTTGGAGCTGAAGAATCTATGACCGCTGACCAAGTTATTTGGTCTGAGCAAGGTCGTTTACACTTATCTTATGTGGCTCAAACAGTCAACGTAAACGGAGCGATCCTTATACAGGGTGACATAGATCAAAACAATTACCACGTTTCTGGTATAGAAACTGGAGCAGGTGCAACTCACGGAATTAGAGTTAATGATACTGTTATTATATCTGACGTTAATCAGGTTGTAAAAGCAGTTGTTATCTCTATTAGTGCTGACACTATCCAAGTAGAGCCTTATGACTCTACAACTATAACACACACGAACGTTGCGGCTGGTACAACTGTACTGGTTTACGGTTCTGAATACGGAAAAGGACAGAGATACCTTACGGAAGCTGGTGTTGGTGCGGCGAATGAAACTGATTCAAGAGGCGCTAACCAACCTTCTTTCTTAACTTACTCTAATAAGCCTATTATTATGAAGGACTACTACGAAGTATCAGGATCTGATGCGTCTCGTATTGGTTGGGTAGAGGTTGCTGCTGAAGATGGTAAATCAGGTTACCTATGGTACCTAAAAGCTGAATCTGACACGCGAGCTCGTTTTACTGATTACTTAGAGATGGCAATGTTAGAAGGTGTTCAGAGTGCTACTGACGGTAGCGGTACTGATGCAGATGTTACTATCGCAAGCGCTGGTGCTCACGTTGGTACTGAGGGTTTATTCGCGGCTATTGAGTCTCGTGGAAACCTAACGTCTGGTATTACTGGTGTTAACGCTGCTACTGACCTAGCTGAGTTTGACGCTATCCTAGCAGAGTTTGATAAGCAAGGTGCTATTGAAGAGAACATGATGTTTGTAAATAGAGCTACGTCTCTAGCTATGGATGACATGCTCGCTTCTATGAATTCTTACGGTGCTGGAGGTACTTCTTACGGAGTATTCAACAACGAAGAGGACATGGCTCTTAACTTAGGATTCTCAGGATTCCGTCGCGGATCTTACGATTTCTACAAGTCTGATTTCCGTTACTTGAATGATTTTGCTACACGTGGTGGTATTAATGCTGCTAACGCTGCATCTGCAATTCGTGGAGTTATTGTTCCAGCAGGTACATCAACTGTATACGATCAACAGTTAGGTAAGAACCTTAAGCGTCCTTTCCTACACGTTCGTTACAGAGCTTCTAAGACAGATAATCGTAAGCTAAAAACATGGACTACTGGTTCTGTTGGAGCTACTACATCCGCGCTTGACGCGATGCAAATCCACATGTTATCTGAGCGTTGCTTAGTAACACAGGGAGCAAACAACTTTATGTTGATGAACTAAAGTAGATTATATTTGGTGAAACTACCCTGCCTTCGGGTGGGGTAGTTTTATATTAATTTTTTATTATATTATATTATGGCTAAAAAGCAAACAAAAAAAGTAGAGGTCGAAGAACCTTACGTAGAAGAAACAGTTGTTATGGAAGCTCCACAACCGGAGCCAACCCCAGAACCAGCTGTAGTAGAAGAACCACGGGTTAGAGAACGTTTAAAACCATCTAACGAGTGGGAGATTAAAGATAGGATGTATCTATTGAAAGGTAATAAAAAGCCTCTTTCTAGAGCAATAAAAGCCGCGAACATATATCACTTTGATAAAGAAAAAGGCTACGAAAGAGAGTTGAAGTACTGTAGTAACCAACAAACTCCGTTTGTAGATGAAATGAAAGGTGATCAACGTTTAGAGCATATCATATTTAGATCTGGAAGCTTGTACGTATCAAAAGAAAAAACAGTTTTACAGAAGTTATTATCTCTATACCATCCTCACAGAGATAAATTGTTCGAGGAGTATAAGCCAGCTCAAATAGCTGCTGAAGATATTGATATTCTCAATATGCAGGTTGACGCTCTTATTGCAGCGAGAAACGTAGACATAGATATGGCTGAGGCTATTATGCGTGTAGAAAAGGGTTCTAGTGTGTCAGAGTTGAGTTCTAAGGAGCTTAAAAGAGATTTACTAGTATTTGCACGTACCAATCCTAAACTGTTCTTAGAACTCGCTGATGATGATAACGTGATGCTTAGGAACTTTGGTATTAAAGCTGTTGAAGCTGGGATACTAAGATTATCATCAGATCAACGGAACTTTATCTGGGGATCAAACGGGCGTAAAGTAATGGTTGTTCCATTCGACGAACATCCTTACACAGCGCTAGCGCATTGGTTTAAGACTGATGAAGGAATGGAGATATACTCCAACATAGAAAAACGATTAAATTAATAATCAATGGTGATGCAACTGCCCTTCGGGGTGGTTGCAAAACTACAAAAAAAGAATTATGGCAAGTACAGTAACTGCATCAACATTAACCGTATCACTCACAGAGTCTATAACATTGAATGGACAAGAGATGGGTGCTACAAACACCAAGACTATAGCCTCTATAAACGAGATCTCTAAAAGAATAGTCACAGTTACCACAGCTGAGGCTGTGATAGCCACATTTAGCGCTGCTGTTGCTTCAGCTGGACATTATGTTGCAGCGGATGTAAGGTATGTTAGATTCACCAATCTTGATGACACTAATTTTATTACACTAACATTTAGAAATCAAGATAATGATGAAGTGGCTATAAAACTTGATGCTGGACAATCTTTCGTATGGAACGGTGATAATGCAAATGGTATGACAGCCGTTTTTAACGCAACTCAAGATGCTGATGCCGCTTCTGATACAGCTTTCGGAAGTTTAACAAATGTTCAGGCTGACGCGAATACTAGTTCATGTGACTTAGAAATTTTCGTAGCAAGCGTATAAAATAAATAACTATGGCAATAAGTGTAGATACAGTATATCAAAGAGTATTAGCTTTAGCTAATAAAGAGCAGAGAGGTTATATCACTCCGCAGGAATATAATCTATTAGCTAACCAAGCTCAGATGTCTATATTCGAGTCTTATTTCTATGCTAAAAACCAGAGAGATAGAGCTGAACCTGATAGAACGAACGAGGTAGATGAAGCGGATGTAAGCGAATTGTTAGACGCTAAATTAAACCCATTTAGGTCTAATGAAATGGTTGTAGGTGGTCATACGTTTCCATCTACAATCGATGTTGACGGTACGGCTTACGACGTTTTTCAGACAGGTTTAGTGTACGTGGGAGATGACGTGTGCCAAAAGGTTGAACCAGCTGAAGCTCAAAGATTTAAACGCTCAATAAGGCATATAGCTACAACGACTAATCAAAGCCCTATATACACTAGCAGTAGAGTTACAGGTAGAGATATATCTGTTTACGCGGGAAGTACAACGCCTGTAAGTGCCCCAGTGACAGTTGAGTGTTTTAGAGTTCCTAAGACAGCCAACTGGTCATATGTAGTTGTTAATAGCAAAGCTCTTTATAACTCTACGCTAGCTGTAGATTTTGAACTGCATAAATCAGAGACTGATACTTTAGTTTATAAAATCCTTGAGTTAGCAGGTATAATAATGAATAAAGTGGGACTCGCTCAAACAGCCGCTCAGATGAGTGGAGCTGAATCACAAATTCAAAACACATAATTAAATGGGTATATTAAGAGATTCATTAATTTTATACTACAACACTCTTGGAAGTGGTGATCATGGTAGCTATAGATACATACCCTTAAGTGAGATAATAGACTCCTTCGTGGCTACATATGTAGGTAAAGGTAAACTATGTGAAAACGTTGTTTTAAACGATGTGAATTTTCACGCTATACGAGCTTTGCAGGAACTTAGTTATGATACGCTGAAGTCAACTAAAGATTGGGAGGTTGAAATACCGTCTACACTAGTGTTGGTTATGCCAATTGATTACGTTAACTATGTGAAATTGTCTTGGAGTGATAGCAATGGTATTGAAAGAATTATATATCCAACGTCAAAAACTTCAAATCCAAGAAATATATATGGAGGTGCCGGGGTATATGATGATGTATTCTATAGCGAAGGTCCTATTGTAGATCACGGAGGACCAAGCATGACTTCTGCTGGGGTGCCAGATTCAAATGAGGCTTTCTTTACTGAGTCTTCAGATACCAACGCTAGTTACACGGGTAATACAACTTCAGACATAGGTTCTGTAGACGCAGATAATGTAGATGATTTATACGGCAACCTATTAGGTAAAAGGTACGGTATTGATCCTCAGCACGCTCAAATTAACGGTTCATTTTTTATAGATGAAAGCGCTGGTAAGTTTCACTTTAGTTCTAACATTTCAGGTAAAACTGTTATACTGCGTTACATTAGTGACGGCATCGCCAACACAGCGAGTAGTGCTGGTATTGATTTAACCAACAGCATGGTCCCAAAGCTAGCAGAAGAAGCTATTTATAAGCATATACTATATGGAGTATTATTAGCTCGTAAAGATTCTCCAGCAGGTTTACTAGCTCAGATTAAGAAAGAACGGTTTGCAGAGACTAGAAAAGCTAAGCTTAGGCTTTCAAATATTAAGCTAGAAGAA